GTCACCCAGTTTATGGAAAGGTTTAAAATCCTGCGTGCAACGCGAAAGTGACCTTTACATTTATTAAACAGAAATCATTAGTGATTTTGTTAGTTGAGAATGATCTAGAGCACACAAAACCCCTAACCTTTATCAACACGACCATTTTGGGCTTTGCCCTATCTTGAAAACTTTTTTGGTCAACTAGTTTTCATAATTATTTCATTATCTAGAATGTATCTTGGCTTTGTTAGTACAGGAGATTTATCTGCGTTAGTACAGAAGACACGTGAGTTCAACAAGTGACACTTTGTGCCGTTAGTACAGCTGAATTTTTGTTAGTACAGGGACACTGTGCCGTTAGTACAAGAAATTTTGTGTTAGTACAGGGACTTTGACAATCTTGTCAGTAGAGACGTGAAATACACCCACCCTGATCCTTATATCAACACGACCGTATGGGGCTTCCAGCCCCTTTTCGCCCTTGACGGGCACTTGGAAATAGATTCCACACCAAACTTTGCATGTTTAGAAAACAACATAAAAATTTATATTTTAGAATTACGTCTGTAGATGCAATGTAAGTGTTGTTATACAAATAGTAACTTTTTTGAGTATAGCCAGTCAGTTAACTAGTATTAACCGTACCACTATAAGCATTTGATCTAATGCATAAGAGAGAGGTAAAAGCGGTTTTGCTTAAACGATATACTGGAAGCAAGCTCATAAGTGAAGATGGTCAATGACAATAATGAGTTGTAATCAAGGTTGTGCACATGTTTACATAGGTCTTGAAGCTCCCTATGTCTGTGTGTGTTACAATTGTTCGGGCTCCCTGGAGTTTAGAACCCTTCGTAATCGAACACACTACCAATATCAACTCCGAAGTATCGTATACTTCAACCCGGCTTTCAGCCAATCCTGTGATGTAATATCTCATCACCATAAAACTCCCCTTACCCTATTTCAACACCACTCACCAGTGTGTGAGTCGAAGAGTAAGCTGAAATCTCTTTTGAAAAACTTCAGAATTTTCAATTACGTCAAAATGTTCAGAAACAATAGTAACTCCTTGACGTCAATTGCTTCAAACACCAGTCCTGATGTGACTGAATTCTGCCTAGATTGTAATATGATGAGGGCAGAAACTCATGTATATAGTCTGGGCTTCCAATGTCTTACAGCTTGCAATTTCGTTAATCACAATTTGGCAAGAGAGACATACCCAACTCGGATGAGGGTGATTTGTAAGAATCATATCCCTCAACACTTCGTTCCTCAACAGTGCGAACACATGGTTATTAACCATGTTATTATGACAAACCACGTTAGACATCTTTCTGTTACAATAGTTTTTGAATTTGAAAGAGTTATTGTCTTTTATGTGGATAATTGGCGCATGCTTAAGATGTGCTTATCTAGGATCTGCACAATATGTTGCTCCAGTGAGATAAACTGTGGATGCCCCACAGTAGTGTTAGGCAACCAATTTGCGTTGTTTGACACTGAAGGAGGTAAAATATGCAATGAACAACAATTTCTCTCAAAAATTGGACGTCACACATGGTTCGACGCCGATTTAGACTACAGTGAAGGAACTAGTTTGCAGTCCAATAAAACCTATGTTGAGACTCTTACAGTTCCTGAACATATGGAACCTATGGTCAAATTGCTGGAAGATTCCATGAAACTTTTCTATGATTTTTATAATTGTAGAGGAGTTGGCGATTCTGTGTTAGCCATGTCAGCCTTCTTCCGTTCAGTGACTGGTCGTTCATCTATATATTTGTTCAAAGACATCATTGAGAAGTTGTCAGGCAGTCTATTTGAAGAAACTGCGCTCCAATCTGACAGACATTGGACTGAAACGCTCAGTGATGTGTATGAAAACTATAGTAAAGCTAAGAAGACAATTCTTGCCGAACGCCTCAAGAAAGTTTTCAATCATGTCATCGCACATAGTGTCTATTATAAACTTGGAATACAAGTTAACCAAGAACTCTTTGAGAGGTTTGAAGAGAAGAAGATACGTATCAGTCTATTGCAGTGCTACACATTTGCAGATGCAGCGGCTGGACTGATCACTTTTCTTTTGAAGCAAGGTAGACAATGCATGTTGTTGAACTCTATGGAGCCATTATATATAACAGGCCACACAGCAGGTGAATGGTTTGAAACATCTAAGAATTTGCTTGTGAAGTTTGAGTCCATATGCAATCCGCAGGCTGTTGGTCAGGATTTACATGATCTTCTGTCGAAATTGAATGTCGCGATAGAAGAAGGAAAATGCTTGCAGAAATACTCCCAGGAAGACAAGTCTGGAAATTTCTTTATCTCGAAGACTGTTAATGACTTGGAAAAGTGTTATAACGCTTATCTCACTTCAATCGCAGCTTGTGCGATGAGAAGGTGTCCTTTCGCCTACGTTATTTATGGCAAACCCGGAATTGGGAAAAGCTCAATCATGGATATTCTGATGACCTATGATTGTAAACTTAGAGGCAAAGATCCCGACCGCAAGTTCAGATATGCTCATCCTTCAGATAGTGATCATTTTGACGGGTACCGTACATGGATGCACACTGTGATTTACGAAGATGTGGCTCAACTTACACCAAGCAAGATTCAAGGAGTAGATCCGTCTTGTCAGTTCTTTATGAAGACAGTCAACATGATGAGTTGGTGCCCTCCGCAAGCAGAACTTGCCAATAAAGGGAAAACACCGATGATGTGTGATACCTGCGTGGTGTCGTCAAACACAATAGACTTAAACATTCCAGTGTATTACAATCACTCTTTTGCTCCTATGAGACGTTTTCCTTTGCACATCGAACCCATTGTTCGACCAGAATTTCGAAAGTCTGATGGAACTATTGATGAAAACAAGGCAAAATCTATTGATGGAGAATATGATGATTTTTGGGAGTTTGTGATCCGCGTACCCGTTGCCATGGGTGGTGACAACAAGTTCCGAGGAGAGTTTAAGGTTCGTAGAGACCTGCATTGCAAGAATATGAAAGAGTTGTTAGAACTATACAAAAAGTTCAGCACTGATCATCATCGTCAACAGGATAGGATGTTGAGACGAATGGCAGGTAGTTCAGATGTGAAGGTGTGTCAGAAGTGTGGTGTTGCTGGCCGAGAATGCCCTTGCGCAGAACTTCAGTTCTGGGGCAAAAAAGAGAAACCGTCAGGATTACCAGCATCTCTGGATCCAACAGTAGATGAATGGCGCACTGATCACGTTGATCTCGAAAATGCCAGAATGTTGAGTCATGAGATCTCGAAAGAATTCATTGAGGGTGCTGCTACGTTGGGATCTAGATATAAACACAAAGCTGTCGAGTATGTCAATTTCCATATGGCCAAATCTTTAAGTCTGGGTTATACAGATGACATGATTGCTGATGATTTTGTGCGTTGGGCTGGTCACACATCGAATAGCGACGTTGCAGAATGTGCTGAAATTTTCAGCTCAACTACTGTTGAGCGGAAAGTAGAAAGTCCTGTTGTTGTAGCCTTCTGCAAGTTCTTCATTTACTTATTCTTTAGGTTTTATCTATTCAGATCCTTTGTGAAGTTCTGCTATCGACGAGAATTCATCAGATCGCACGCATTCCCATTGATTAGACCTTACCTTGTGCGTAGTGATGTCCAACTCTATTTCGTTAAGAAAGCTGGACAAGCATTAGATGACAAAATTGGGAAGTTGCCACAGTGGGGAAAATATGTACTCTCTGCTGTAGCGGCTTTGAGTGTCTTTGGAATTCTTCTCAAATTTAAGAATATGTACTCTCCGAGAAAGCAAAAGCAAGCTCAAGACAACATTGTTTTAGCAACCACAGATATTGTTGAGACAACAACGTCATCTACGCCAATCGTAGTTTCAGAGGAAGTTGTTACACCTATTGTAGCTCCAGCAGTTGAGAGTTCAGAATTACAGATGGGATTGTTTCCAAAGCCTCATGAAGAGAAGAACAAGGTCAATCATTGGTTGACACCTGAACGAACTTTAACGAATTTAGATTTCTCAACAAAACGCATTACGGAGCAAAGAGCTTTTTATCAGAACTTGAGTTATAACACCATATTTTGTTCTCATGCTGGTAAGGATATTGGTAATTTTATTACTAAATTCCATGTCCTTGCAATTAGTGAGTTTGTCTTTATTACGAACAATCACAATCTCCAAGAACAGGAACATTATGATCTTACCTTCCACTTTGGAGGGATTAAGTCTGGAGATGAAATTAGATTCAGAGTACAAGAGAAACAGATTAGACGAATCCCAGAGAGAGATATCTGTATTATTCATACTAAGGCAGTTCCAAACCGTTTTAAAAGAATTAGAGAAAATTTTCCTCGACGTACATATTCTGGATGTTTCAACGGTGTTATTTTCACAAAGAGTGAGAATGGAGAACCTATTCAGAAGAACTTACTGATCACTCGTCCAGGACGGGTTGATGAGACAATTTCCGGTAACCATTACTCCTATGATTGTATTGTTGGGAGAGTGGAGCCTGAGACTGTGTTTGGTGACTCTGGAGCTCCTTGGACAGCTGAGACTGGCTATGGTCCAGTCATTGTTGGGTTACATGCTTTTAGGAGATCCTCTGGCACTGTTGCTTGCACAAGGGTTTTCTTGGAAGATATCCATGAATGGTGTCGACCCATGATGAGCGAAGTTGGTGTTATCGAAGTGGTTGGTTCAATTTTACAGAAGGAGAAATCCTATATTGACTACCACAAAGAGAAATACATTACTTATCATGGAGAATTGTCTGGGTTTAGATCTAGACCAAAACATCACGTCTATGAAACAGAGTTGGCAGACCATATATTCGGAAAACAAGTTTGTGGAAAAACAGTTGAACGTCGTTTGACGGGACCTGTAATGGATAACTGGAGAGCCCAACAAGTGTCTCTGACGGAGTTTGTCATTCCTGTTAGTACGATGAATGAAGTAATATTAGAGGATTGCTTAGATGTTATGTTCAAGAGGTTTGATGACTTGTTGAATGAACATGAGAAACAAATGTTCCATCCTTATCCTATAGAGGTAGCCATTAATGGTGCCCCTGGTATTACCTTTGTGGATTCTATTAAGAAATCGACAAGTATGGGCTACCCGTGGCGTAAGACAAAGAGAGCGTATCTCGTTCCTCTAGAAGACGACAGGTTCCAAGACGGAGTTGAATTCACTCCAGAAGTTATGTTACGTATACACGACAGACTTGAGAGACTCAAGAAAGGTATTAGAATGCACCCAGTGTTCAGTGCTTCTCTGAAGGATGAACCAGTCAGTTTCAAGAAATTTGCAGCATGTAAGACGAGAGTATTCTTCTGCTGTCCAGCTGATTTCTTAATTCTCGTGCGCATGTGTTTCATGTCTTTTTGTCGTGTAGTACAACGAAACCCATTCATCTTCAATGTGGCAGTTGGACTTAACCCCCACAGTATTGATTGGCAGAGAATTTTTGACCACTTGAGTGTAAACCCTAAGGCAAATACTGTTGCTGGAGATCATGTCTTCTATGACAAAAAGATGCAATTAGTGCTACTTAAGACGATCATGATACGCATCATTGGCATGTTCGAAAAATATGGAAACCTAGACAAGGAAGAATTGTGTGTTTACTACGCTCTTGTTGAAGACATGGTGAATCCCTCTGTGGATTACTTTGGTATGTTAGTGTCCTTCATGGGCGGAGAGGTGTCGGGCCATCAAATGACTACTATATTGAACTGTATGTGCACTGTTACGTACATCATGTATTGCTACCATGTGACTTTTTCAAAGATTGATGACTTTTTCGACCATGTTGCAATCATCTCTCTTGGTGACGATCACGTGTTCACAGTTTCAGACGAAAGGAAAGAATTGTGCCACACCAAGGTGCAAGAGATCCTGCAAAATCTTGGTCTCAATTACACGATGGCTGAAAAAGACAAGGAATCAATTCCTTTTATAGAACTTGAAGATGCACCATTTCTAAAGAGAAAGTTTGTTTATAGTTCGGCTTTAGGACATATTGTTGGTCCAATAGAGGTGGACACCATTTTCAAAATGCTCACCGTTTCAGTTGAATCGAAAGCTGTTACAAAGGAAGAGCAGTTGGCACAGTCACTTTGCTGTGCTGTTAGTGAAGCCTTCTTTCATGGTGAGGAATTTTTCAAAGAGTTCGTCGAATTTATTGATGCTTTACCAAAGAGTGAAAGGCTCAAATTACAGATAGAGAAGTACCCTTCTCTTACCTGGGATGGTTATGTGCGTAGGTACAATGAGACTATTCCCAAAATGGCCAATTCTCATGGTCAGAACCAAAATGAGACGACAATTGGTAGTGACTGCCTCAACGATGAAGTTGCTCTACAGTGTTGTAGGAGCGTGGATCAATTGTCGACAAATCATGCTAGGGCGTTCCCCGAAATCCGTATTTACGGAAGGATGGAGCTTGATCCAGATGAGAGCATTAAGGCTTCAGAGAATAAGTTAACTCTGTCGCACGAAAATATATTACTTGCTAGTACAATTTCACCCCTCACCGGCAATTATGCCGACCATGACAACTCTATGTTGCCAAAACAATCTGGTGATACTCGCCAGGAAACCACATTGTTCGTTAATGAGCCAGAATCCAACGTTATGGATATTTCGACTCCTTTGGACAAAGTGGCATCAAAGCAGAAAGTCCCTGCTGAACTTGGAGATTTCTTCAAACGTCCCACTTTCATTCATAGTTATCGTTGGACAGAGAACAGTGCACCTGGCTACAAAAATAGTTTCAAACCTTGGGCTCTGTTCTTTAATCAGACCAATGTGAAAGCCAAAATGCAGGGCTTTGGATTGGTGCGAGCCAAACTGCGATTGAAATTTATGGTCAATGGTAGTCCATTCTACTATGGTAAGATCGGAGCATTCTATCGACCGTATCAGAGAGCCCTATACGACCCTACACTCAGTGTTGGATTGAGGCAAATTTTGATCTCACAGTTGCCGCATGTTTGGCTAGACAATCAATCTACCTCTTCAGAAGAGATGGTTTTACCGTTTCTATGTCCAAATAATTTCCTGCCAACTGAAATAGCTGATTTAGAGGATTTTGGAGAGGTTGATCTATGGCAGTTTGCAGCATTGAGATCAGCCAATGGCATTTCGTCTGAAGGTATTGACATTACTGTCTATGCATACTGTGAAGAATTCGAATTGGCTGCTCTCACAAACAAAGCAGTTCTACAAAGCAATAAAGAATATGTTCCAAATGGACAGATTTCAGGACCTGCTAGCACCGTTGCAAGTGTTGCTTCAGGACTGAAAGATGTACCTGTGATTGGACCTTACATGACTGCAACAGAAACAGCTGCAAATATGGTTAGTTCTGTAGCAAACTTTTTTGGGTTCACAAATGTTCCAAATGTTAAGGACGTTGAACCTATGAAACCCGTACCTTTTCAGCTGGCGAGCTCTTCAATTAGTGAGCCAGTTATGAAACTAAGTTTACAGCCAAAACAAGAAATCGCTGTTGGCAGCGAATATTGTGGTGGCTCTAGTGAAGATGAATTGTCAATTGAAAAGTTGTTGTCGCGAGAAAGCTTCTTGTGTGGAACTTTGTGGGCAACCACAGCTGCTCAAAATGATGTTCTATTCAAATCTCAGGTTACACCATGTTTGTATGAGTTTGACGCTACGCCGAAGTGTGTGGGACACACTCCTTTGTCGTATTGGTCATGTCTTTTTGAGTATTGGCGTGGATCAATTATCTTCCGATTCAAGGTTGTGAGATCTCCTTATCATCGGGGTCGACTCAATATCAATTGGGATCCAAAGGCAATATACTCTTCTGATGTTCCAGACATTGGCAACATCATGACTATGAACGTTGTTTTGGATCTAGACGAAACAGATGAAGTAGAGGTTGAAATTCCATACGTTCAGGCCAAAACTTTCTTGAAGTGCATCACTGCCAATTGGGGTTTCCCTACAACTCGAACGTGGGAGAACAGTAGTGCTACACCAGCTTGGAACACTGGTGAACACAATGGAAACATTTCTGTGTCTGTTCTCAATAGACTGACAGCACCAGAAGCAACTTCAGATGTTGATGTTCTTGTGTTTGTGCGGGCAGGTAAAAATTTTGAATTCGCTGCTCCTTGTGAGGTGAATCCAAATTGGACACACAATGGCAGTGAAAACACTGTACTCCAGTCCAACAAGGTGTATCAGCTGGGTGACACTAGTCTTGACAGTGACACTTATAGAGAAGTCTTTGGCGAAAAGATTGTTTCCATGCGAGAGTTGTTGCACAGATCAACCTTGAGTTTTGTTTTGACGCCCAATACAGTGGCAGGAGGAGCGTCGTTTAATTTCAATACTCCAATCAAGAGATATCCACTACCACCTGGATTCTATAACAATGGTTGGTATAATGCAACAGGTTCAAGTGGCGACAAGCCTTACAACTTCAGTCGGATGACTCATATTAATTGGGTTCTGCCTGTATTTGTCGGATATAAAGGCTCAGTGAATGTAACAATTAACGTTCGAACCCAATCTACCTACCTTGACCGTATTGAGATTTGTCGTCGAAATACGATTCAATCAGTGCAACCAGAAGAAAGGAGACCTAGGTTCTATAGTGTGCTAGACACCGCAACCACCAATGATCGAGCCAAGCTTCTCAATTCAAATAGTTGGTGGGGTCACGACGGTTTGTCTGGAATGGCTCTCACGAACCAAAAGACAAACTCGGGTCTTGTGGCAAATCTACCATATTACTCTCGTAGCAAATGGTTAACCACGGAGCCTGAGCGTCAGTACAGCAATGATGATATCATTTCTGACTCACAGAATGACTGGTTTGACTTTCAGGTTGATATAGCACGGAATTCATCTACAATACCATTTAATGGTGTTTTCTTTTATGTTTTCTATGCCACAGGTCCAGACTTTGATGTTGTCTTTAATTTGGGCTGTCCTCCAGTCTACTACAAGGATGTTCCTGGAGCTTCTTAATAAATAAATCCCACTGGGTTCACACATTGATGTGTGTGAAGACGTGATACGGCCACGTCGGCGCTTAAGCGTTATACTGTTCGTAAGCAACTTTACAATTTTGAAAGGTTTTTAAGTGGCTTACGGGCC